GCAAGGTTTGTGACCCGATGCCTATTGTGGGAAAACTGGGCTAAAACTCTTGCGCAATCGCGAGATTAGGTTAGAATCCTTTGATGATTTGAATTCCACGGGAGAGCTGCGGGATTGGGTCTTAGACCCTTCGCCCTGATCATGGTAGAAGCCCAGATCGAAACAGCGCCCTGACGGACCGCTCGTATTGGGGCGGTAGCGAAGTAATGTCGTACTTTACACGTCTCCTGTCAGTAACGAGGCAGGCCGTCAGGTTTTAATTTCAGTCGCCATCTCCGAAGCATCGCCTCAAGAGGCGCGTTCTCGAAAGAGATAGGGATGGCGACGCAAATATTCGGCAGGGACGCGCCTCGGACAGCCTGTCGTCTTCGATTCTCCGGGCGTATTGACAGAGTGCGGTGAAGTGGCCACTTCGACTGCTAGATGTCTTGGGGATGCGAAACTGGTCAGTAGGGCGGGGTATTGATATCCCCTGCCTGAATACCGGCCCCAGCCATTTATTCAAGTTTCCCCAGTTGTCCGTGTGAGTTGCCCCTCCGGTTAAGGGGCCAGACCTGTACCGCACACGGGGCAAGGCGTCCGGGCGCAACTGAGGAAGAGTTTCTGGCGGCATGCGCTGGAACAACCCCGAGCACCTACGCGTGGTGCAGCATCCTTTAGCGATGTGGATCAGGGGCCAGGGGCCGCCAGAAAGCCGGGAGAGGAAATTGAATTGAAAAGCCCTATCATTCCGCCAGCGAGAGATCGGCGAGTCTTTCGAGGTCAGACATGAAAAGCCCTATAATTCCGTCATAGCTGATTGCGGGAGACCACGTGTAAAGATTCCTTACACGTGGGTCAGTCTGGCCAGCAATCCCTGCTTAGCGCGAAATGCAAAAAAATCAGCGCCAGTGTAAGGAACCTTGCAGGCTGCGACTTAATTTGCTACTATTTCGGCATGATCAAGATGCCCGGCAAGACATTGTGCGACATCCGCAAGAAGCTTCGCATGAGCCAAGAGCAGTTCGCCCAGCTAACCGGCGCGCACGTTCAGACACTATCGAAATGGGAGCGCGGCATTCATCCGGTGCCCCAAGTCGTCGCCATCCTCGCCACGATCATAGAGGATGATCCGGTTGCATGCGATCGTGCTGAGAAACTCGCGGGGATAAAATGAGCGAGCGCATCTGGAACACCGAAAAGCAGGAATGGGAGTGGCCGGTTCGCGAAGAGCTTAAGGCTGCTGCATTCGAAGCAATGAAGCTTTTGACCGACGACGAGCGCATGGAGGTCATGTGGAAGTTTTGCAAGTCCTGCGGCAGTGATGATCCTGATTGTCGGTGCCGGAACGACGAATGAGAGCAGTTCTCCTACTTGTAGCAGCCCTTTCGCCGATTATAATCCTCGCGGCCATCGGTATTGCGAACGCGCCTTCGGCTGGCGCAGATTGTGATGCAAGAGGCGGCGTTGTTGTCGCGCGTGGCTTCGGAACGGCTTGCGTGATGCGCGCTGACCGGGCCAAGCTCAAGGAGCTTTACAGATGAGTGAGGGACACGCAAGAAACGCGCCGAGGGAAAATCACATGACTGAATACGACCCAATCACAGATCCGGTCTTCGCGGTTGTCGAAGCGGCCCGCAGCGCTCTGGTGGGTCTCTGCTGCGCCGTGACGGCTTATGACGGTCCAAGCGACCTTGAGCGTGCCGAATTCGAAGCTTCTCGCTCCGCCCGTTAGATAAACAGGAACAACTCAAATGCCAAAGCTTCAAGGCTACCCCAGCAAATCCAGCAAGAAGATCGTCAAGCCCAAGGGATCGAAGTCCATGAAGGCTGGCGGCAAGAAGGGGAAGAAGTAGGTCGAAAGTAGATGAGAAAGTAGATAAGAAAGTAGATAAATGGCCAAAGGTGAAAAGACTGGCGGTCGCAGAAGGGGAACTCCGAACAAAGCGACCACTGCTCAGGTAAAGAAGGCTAGGGAGATAGCCGAATCTGGCATGACTCCGCTTGAATACCTGCTCAAGGTCATGCGTGACGAAAACGTACCTCAGAATGAGCGGGTTGATGCAGCAAAAGCTGCAGCGCCTTATGTCCATCCGAAGCTGGCAAACATCGAGCATAGCGGAAAAGGCGCAGGCGGCGCAATCCAGATCATCATAAGCCCCGATGACGCAAAATTATGACAGTTTCCCTTACGGAGAAGCAGAAAGAAGCTCGCATCCTACTCGGCGGCGACCAGACCCACACGCTCCTGGTCGGTGGATCAAGATCAGGAAAAACGTTCCTGATCATGTATGCGATCATAATGCGATCGTTGCGCGTTGGTGGCGCAAGGCATTTGGTTGCTCGGTTCAGATTCAATCACGTAATCAGTTCGATCTGGCATGACACCTTTCCAAAGGTGATGAATGCAGCTTTCCCGGGCGTTTCGTATAAGACCGATAAATCGTCATGGCTTATCCGCTTTCCGAATGATAGCGAGATATGGTTTGGCGGCCTTGACGAGAAAGAGCGCACAGAAAAGATTCTTGGTCAAGAATACTGCGGCATATTCATGAACGAATGCTCGCAGATCGGTGTGGCGACCGTTGAGACGGTTCGCACCCGCCTTGCCCAAAATGTCGGATTGCCGCTACGCATTTGGTACGATTGCAATCCCCCGCTCGCTACGCATTGGACGCACAAACTGTTTGTCGAGAAGCGGGACGCAACGCCGCCTTACAAGCCGCTCACCAATCCGGAGCAGTATGTCTGGCTTCGCATCAACCCGGTTGACAATACGGCGAACCTGCCAGCCGAGTATATTAGGGAACTTGAGACTTTAGGACCGAGGGCGAAGGCCCGCTTTCTCGAAGGCAAATGGGGGTCCGCCGGCGAGAATGCGCTCTGGTCATACGAGGTTATCGAGCAGCACCGTGTTGTGTCTCACCCTGATCTCCAGCGCGTTGTTGTGGCCATTGACCCGTCTGGCACGCATGGGGAGGAAGACAAGCGCTCCGATCATGTCGGTATCGTGATTGTGGGTCTGGGCATAGACGGTGACGCTTATGTGCTTGAAGATCTCACGATCAAAGCCCCGCCGGCGACATGGGGTCGGGTAGCTGTGATGGCATATGAGCGGCACGCTGCCGACGCCATCATCGGCGAGACGAACTATGGCGGCGCGATGGTGGCTCATGTCGTCAAGACATCAGCACGCGAGATGAATACAACGATCTCCTACAAGGAAGTGACGGCATCGCGAGGCAAGGTCGTAAGGGCTGAGCCGATCGGCGCGCTCTATGCGCAAGGCCGAGTGCATCATGTAGGCAGTCATCCGGAGCTTGAAGACCAACTCTGTTCATTCACGACTGCAGGCTACATGGGCGACCGTTCGCCCGACCGCGCTGATGCCTGCATATGGGGACTGTCGGACCTGTTCCCTGGCCTTACGCGCAAGGCCAAACCCGGCAAGGTCAGCCACGAAAGCATGTCGGGACACGACGCACATGGATGGTAACACGTGAAACCAGGCGACATTCTTGAGCTTGCCATCTGGCTTGCCGGCACGGAAACCGAAGCTGATCTTGCAAATTGGAAATCAGGCTGTGACGGCATCGCCCGCAAATGCGAGAAAGAGCATGGCGTCATCATTGCGCCGATGGAGTTTGTCGTCAAGGACGTGATGGATGACCGCGTGCCGCCAGTGCCGGATCACATCTCCGGTCCTGATGTCAGGCTGCTTGTTGGCGAAGCGATCGTGAAAGCATGGGCGCTGACGCCACGCGAAGATCCCGGCTTTGTTGCCGACATCGAGAAGGACGATCTCGAACGGCTCCGCGCCATGACCCGCAAGGCTCACAGGAAGGCAAAGCCGAGAGATCCAGCGCTCACCGACCGTCAGTGCGACCAGATCATCAACAGTCTCGGCCCGGACGCCGCCGTGAAGACGCTCAGAGGCACCGCTGATGGCCGAAGCCTTCACTAGGCCGCTGACGCCAGAGGAAATCAAGAATGGGTGGACAGCCGAAACCCTGGCCGTCTATCTGCGTGACAGCGAGATGCGGGCACGCAAGCGCATCCTCGGCGATCCTGACGCCAAGCCGATGCCGAAGATCATCAACGGATCGGCGTTTGATCCACATAATTGGTAATAGGGAATAAGCATCATGAGCGGACTATTCGGAGGCGGCAGCAAATCAGCATCGACCGCACCTGTTGCAGCATCTGCGCCAAGGGCAGCAGCAGAGGCAGCGCCGGTTACGCAGACAACGGGCCGTCCGGTTGCCGCCGGCGGATCGACGGATCTGATCCGTCGGCTTGGTTTTACCGGCGCGAGCGGCCGCGGTGGAGCAACGGGCTCGTCGATGCTCGGCAAGTAGTCTCCGCACAATTTACGGATTTGCAGGCCCTTCACGGGGCCTTTTTTATTGGAGAACACGCAGATGGCAGGATTATTCGGCGGCGCAAAGGTAGAGCCGCCCAAGGCTCCGGCGGCGCCGCCCCGTCTTTCCGAAGGCCAGGTCACATCGAAGGAAGCCCAGGGAGAAATGCGCAAGCGCCGCGGCATCGAAGATCAGATATTCACGCTCGGCCGGCCATCGCGCCCCGGCTATAACTCGATGCTCGGCCAGTCAAGCAATCAATGACAGCTAAAGTCTGGGACATCCTCGACCGCCAGAAGCGGATGGAGAATCGCAAAAGCCCGTGGATGGAATACTGGCAGCGGCTCGGCGACATTCTGCTGCCGAACAATAATGATTTTACCACGAGTCATTCCGCAGGCCAGCCGCGCACCGACCGGATATATGATGGCCAGCCCAGACTTGCCGCGCGCCAGCTTATCACCACTGTAGACGGGCTCCTCAAGCCCAAGCATCAGCGCTGGTTCTGGCTGACCGTGGACGATCAGGATCTCGCTGAGGTCGATGAAGTCAAGTACTGGCTCGAAGACACGACGGATCGCATGTGGCACGCGGTCTACCGGCAGGAAGCCAAGTTCACCCAGCGCTCCGCCGAGGTCGATGAAAGCCTTATCATTTACGGGCTCGGCGCGCTCTGGTGCGGTCTGAACCGCGATCAGGACGGCCTGTCGTTCCGATCTTTCCGGCTCCGCGACTTCCATATCGATGAAAACGGCGACGGCGTTGTCGATGTCTTCTCCGTCATCGAGCGGCTCACCCCGCGCCAAGCCGTGCAGCGGTGGGGCGAGGAGGCGATGTCGAAAGGCGCGCTCGACAGGCTGAACGGCGACGCCAAGATGGCGGACATGAAACTGCCGTTCCTGCAGATGATCTTGCCGCGCGACGACCGCGATGCAACGAGGATCGATTCCGGGAACAAGCCTTACGCATCGATCGTCATCGATGTCGATAATGAGCACGAGGTCAAGGCGTCAGGCTTCGACGAGTTTCCTGTCGCGGTGCCGCGTTGGGATACAGCGCCTGGAGAAATCTATGCGCGCTCACCTGGTATGTATGCGCTTCCCGACGCCCGCACGCTTCAGGCAATGGCCAAAACGCTTCTGCGAGGCGGTCAACGCGCTGTCGATCCTCCGACATGGGCGATCTCGGACGGTGTATTGTCGCCGGTGCGCACCTTCCCCGGTGGCTTGACCATCATATCCGCCGATGCCGTCAACCAGATGGGCGGCCGTCCGCCGATCGGCGTTCTCGACATGGGCGCGAACATTCCGCTTGGCCTCGAGATGCAGCAGGATGTCCGCATGCAGGTCGAGGCGGCGTTCTTCAAGGACATCTTCGCCATGCCGATCGAGGGCCGCCAGATGACGGCGACCGAGATCCTTGAGCGCAAGGAAGAGTACCAGCGCACCATCGGTCCGGTGTTCGGGCGTCTTGAGTCGGATTACATCGGCCATATCACCGAGCGGATCTTCAAGGTAATGATGCGCTTCGGCGCATTCCTGCCGATGCCGGAGATCCTTGCCGAGGCTGGCGGGCTCAAGTTTGAATACATGTCGCCGGTGCAGCAGGCGAGAAAGCAGTCGGAAGCAGCCGGCCTGATCCGCGCATTCGAAGTGCTTGGACCGCTTGCCGAGGTTCAGCCGGAGATCATCGACAATTTCGATGGCGACCAGATCGCGCGCGACGCCCCGGAGTGGGCGAACTTTACCCAGAAATGGCTGAGACCGAAATCAATCGTAGAGGAACTCCGTGCCTCAAGGCAACAGCAGATGGAAGCAGAAAGCGCAATCCAGACCGGCATTCAAGGCGCGCAAGCAGGGGCAGATGTCGTCAAAAATATCGCACAAGCCGAACAGTCCGTCATGGCCGAGCCAGCAGTCGCTTGATGATATCCGGACGTTGTTCGAAGCGCTCGGCCCGGTCGCAGCAAGTGATGATGGTCCATACACGTTCCTCGATGAACAGCGGGATTTCCTCGCCGTCTTCAACGGCAACAGCACACCGGAACAGGGCCGCCGCGTGCTGAGCATCATCGCATCTGTCTGCGAAGGCCCGGCGGTTTCAATTCATGAAGTCTCAGACCATGCCAAGCTTGCATGGCGCTACGCCACGCGTTCGGTAATGCATGAGATCACCCTGCGGATGGCCGGACGCCGCGGCCCGGTAAAAGTTGAACAACAGCAAGAGGATGAGTATGTCTGATCAGCAGACGAGTGAAAGCACTGGCGCAACGGAAACTGCGGCAGAAAGCACAGACGCCGATACCGGCGCCGTAACGGAAGCGCTGGCGACCGATGCCAATGTCGCCGCGGCAAAGACTGCTGAAGGCGAGCAGGCGACGGAAGCCGCAAAGCCCGAATTTGTCTACTCGGATTGGGCCAAGGGTCTGGCCGACGAGAAGCGGCGCGATTATGCTCAGCGCTTCAAGTCCATCGACGACGTGCTTAATGGCGCGATGAAACTTCGCGAGGAAATATCATCTCGCATCAAGCTCCCCGGCAAGGACGCCAAGCCCGAAGACATCGCCGCATTCAGGAAGCAGATCGGTGTGCCGGATACGGCGGACGGCTATGAGGTCAAGGCTCCGGAAGGATACAACCTCGATGGCCCGGTCGGCCTTGTCGTCGATATGTCGAGGGATCTTGCTCACAAGAACCATATTCCCGCCGGCGCATTCCAGGATTTCGCTGATGGCATGATCAAGATCGATCAGGAAATCCAGCAGCAGGTCAACGAAAGCGTCAAGAAATGGCGCTCGGACAAGGAGCAGGAAATCCGCAAGGAGTTCGGCGGCGATTTCGAGGCGAACCTGAATGCAGGCAAGCGCGCCCGAGATGTCTTTGGCGGCGAGGAACTGACGGAGTTCTTCAACACGCAGGTCACGATCAATGGCGTCTCCATGACGCCCGGCGATCATCCCGCCATGATCAAGTTCATGGCCACATTGGGTAAGCGCATGGGCGAAGACGGCGTGATCGGCATGACATCGGAATCCGAACGTCAGAGCACCAAGGAACGCATCGACGAGATTTACGCCAAGACGCCGCCCGGTACTGCCGGATACGCGGCGCCTGCCGTGCAGAAAGAACTTCAAGCCCTGTTCGAGAAGCTTGAAGGCAACGGCGCTGTCGTCGGCTCTGGCGGCCGCACATACTGAATTCCGGGATCTCCCCGGCATCCCCTGGCACGGGCAACTGCCAATCACATACGCACTGAACGAAGCCCCGTAGACGGCTGAGACCGCCCTGCGGTGAAGACCATTCGCGCGCCCCGGCAACGGCTCCCGCGCATTCCGGTCTGATACCCGCGGCTCCCGGTCGCAATCCCCTGCGGCTCCCTGAGCGAAGTGCTTGTCGAAACCTCAAGTAGGAGGCTCTGATGAGCACCACTATTACTAACTCCTTTGTGCGTCAGTGAACTCTCTTGCTGACGATAAACCCCGTTAATTGCTGGAACGCCCCAAAGCCTTGCTATAGTTCCTGAACCTTGCTAGGGTGGGAATCATGAATAAGCGCAAGGATGCACAATGGGCAATCAGCAGGGAAGTCTCGAAACTGAAGATTTGATAGCCCTGCCAGGATACGACGGCTACTACACGGACGGCAATGGCAATGTCGTCAGCCGAAGAAGGGGTTCAACCCTTCGCATCCTAAAGCCGCATCAGCATAAAGCTCGCGGCAGAAAAGCTTACCTTCGAACGAAGATGGCCGGCAAACTGGTTCTTTTGCATCGCGCCATTGCCTCGGTACATGCCAAACGCCGCATCGAAGGGGGCGAAGTCGTCAATCACCTCAATGGCGACACACTAGACAACAGGCTTGATAATCTGGAAGTTGCCTCTCACCGCACCAACGTGGAACATGCGGTTAGCAACGGTCTCTATTGCTCCGGAGAGCAATGGTACGCCGCGAGAGGTAAAGAGAAACCTTCAACGACTAGTCGCAAGACGTAGGCTCAAGCGAGCCGAAAAGCGGGGCCCCCGAAAGGGGTGAAGATATAGTCTGTTCTGCATCGAAAGATGCAGCTGCCCAATGGGCGGGTGAAACGTAGCGAATTTCACTGAACATCTAGATGAGAAAGACCTGCACGCCGTATTCCAGAGGATGGGTGGATATCTTCGCCCGACTGTCCGCATGAAACCCGGCGTAGTCGGCAAGTCTACCACCTTCCAGAAGGTGGGCAAGGGTACAGCCACCACCAAGGCCCGTCACGGCGTCATCACTCCGATGAACCAGACGCATACAGCCATCGAGTGCACGCTCGTTGACTTCTATGCAGGCGACTGGGTAGACAAGCTGGATGAAGCGAAAGTCAACATCGACGAACGTCTCGCCATCGCCGAAGGCGGCGCCTGGGCGCTCGGCCGCAAGGTTGACGATCAGATCATCACTGCGCTGGATACAACCACGCAGACAAGCGTAACGATCACTGTCTCGACCGATGCACCCGTTCTCAACGGTCTGCTCGAAATGCGTAAGGGTCTGGACAGAAACGATGTGCCCAATGATGGCCAGCGTTTTGGCCTCCTGACCCCGATGATGTGGTCGCGCGCCATGCGCGTCGAACAGTTCTCAAGCTCTGATTATGTCACGGCAAACGATCTGCCCTTCCTCAAGGGCGGCACGTTCGGGAATTCGTTCATTCGCTGGATGGGCATCCTCTGGCAGGAGCATACCGGCCTGCCCGGTGAGAATACGGCGTCTGCCGACAGTTTCGTCTACCACAGGCGCTCCATCGGTTATGCGTCCGGTGCGCATGCGGGCAATGTTGCCGAGAACGAATCCGTCTCGGCCGATATCACCTGGCACGGCGACCGAGCCGCGCATTTCGTTAACCACATGATGTCCGGTGGGGCAGTGCTGATCGACGACACTGGCGTCATCCGCGGTACTTCCAACGACACCACGCCGTTGGCGGTTGCGTGATAGGAGGCAGCAATGGCTAAATTGTGGGTGACCGTAACTAACAATGGTTTGGGGTCCGGTGACTATCAAACCATTGTGCTGGATTTCTCTTCGGGTCCGGTACAGACGAATGTGCTTCCCAACGCATTGGTCAACGTTCGGCTATGTGCAGATTCTCCATGCTATTTTGATGTCGGCAGCAGTCCGGTGGTTACGGAATCTTCTCCGTATCTTCCTGCTGGTGAGATCGAGCGTACCAGCTTGGCTCCGAATATGCGCATCCGCGTTGCCGCAGCAGCCGAATAAGGAGGGCTGAACAATGGCTTTTAAACGTGCAGCCACTTCTGGCGATTATACCAACCACAAGAAGTATTTCTGGCTCATCGGTGAGCTGAACAATGGCGTCAAATGGTGGGGTTATGTGACCCCAGACACGATGGCGACCATCGAGATCAGCTCGTATTTTTCCGATCAGGAATGCCTCGACACCATGAAACCTGGCGATCGTATCTCGGTCTGGCAGGTTTCTGCGATCGACGACACGCGGCAGACTATCCAACTAGATATTGGAGCTGGATTCGTCGATTTCAATGAAAGCTTTGTCGTCGCTTCGGATGGGGCTGGAATTAATATCTCTCCGACTGCGATCGCAGGCAGCATTGAGTACTCGTTGCCTTAGTATTACTGTGGCGGGGGCAAGTCTCCCGCCACATCTATTTGTTTATTACATTAAAGGATCAAGAGACTGCTCGCAAAGGTTCAAACCCGCATCCAGCCGCCGATCATTGAAGGCCACGCGGCGCAAGGCTCACAGCCCGGCTATCCGCATCTGCATTCCGGCACGGTCCTTGTCTGCGGGTTTGCTGCAACCTTGTGGGATGATCTCGAAGCAGTCGAGGCAGTCCGGCCGGGACTTCCACGGATTGCAGTGAATGAAGCGGCGGTTCATATCCCAGCATTTGCGATTTATTCATTTCATACCGAGCACACGAAGCTTGGCCGTTGGGCGAATGAACAGCGGAAAAACTTCGGCGACGGCTTTACAGTTCACGGCTCGGGTAGTAAAGATTTCTATGAGCACAATATTCGAAATTACCCGCATGTTCAATATTGGTGGAGCGCGACGGCTTCGCGGGGATCGTCCGGCTGGTGCGCGAGAATACTCGGAAGGCTGATGGGCTTCGATGAGGTTGTCCTGTGCGGCATCCCGCTCGATCATCGCCGCTACGCCGACAAGAAACCGGCATGGTACTGGCAGTCAGGACGGACGAATGCCGTCACGGTGTTTCAGAAGGCTGTGAAGGAAGATGTGGTGCATCATGCGGGGGTGGTTTCGATGAGTGGTTGGACGCGGGAATTGTTAGGAGCGCCGGAATGGCTGACATCAAGCAAATAGCTGCCACATACGCAGCTCGCATATTCGACCGCATGGAAATGTGCCGAGGCTCTGCCATCCTGAAATCGGATATTGAGCGGGAAGTTGAGGCGGCGTTGCGAGAATATACGGGTCCGCACATGCCAGAAGGACCAGTTTACGGCGCATCGCCTGCGATGGGTATACTCGGCGAACATCGCAAGTGCCTTGAGGAATATCGAATAATCTCTGAGCGCTCAGTCGATCCTCCCCAGATGAAAACCGCAACCGAAGTGCAAGAGAGACTGGACGAATATCAGGCGAGGCTCAATGCAAAGAACGCCTGAAGCCTACGCCGCCGCCTTCGAGCGCGAGCGCGTCAACGAATATCCGGTGATCGATGCGCTTGAGGCTCGCCTTGGCTTCGCTGTCGATCGCGAGCGCCTTGAAGCAGCAGCACGAGTGCTGGCGTGTCCAGTGAAGAAGAATCCGCCGAACTGGGCTCACGGTAGACTCCTGTATGCGCTTGGACGGTCATATCTGGCGCATGACGCCGGGGAACAATATTGGCTCGACGTGGGATCTGCTAAGGGCTACAGCGCTGTCTGCATGGCCTGGGCGTTTGATGACAGCGCACGTGAAGGCAGAGTGCTGTCGATGGATGTCATCGATCCGAACAGCCGCGAGCCGCGCAACTCCGTCGATGACAGCAAAACGCTCGCCGAGTTCACGCAGGATTATATGCCGATGGGCAGCGATGTCATGTTCATGCGGGGCTCGGCCGCTGATGTCATCGGGAACGGTGAGCCAGAGCGTATCAACTTCGCCTTCATAGACGGTTCTCACCAATACGAGAACGTGAAGTCAGACATCGCCACCGTGACGCCACGCCAGCAATCCGGTGACATCATCCTGTTTGACGATCTCCAAGCTCCCGGCGTCGCCCGTGCCGTCAGCGAGTTGCAGGGGTATGACCTTGAGCATATCGAAGTCCTGCCGACACGGAAATATGCAATCGCGGTGAAGCCATAATGGGTATCGGTCCTGTCCACTGGACGCTGGTCCAGTCTCTCGATCTGCCGTCAGGCTTCACCGTCTGCGAACTCGGCAATCAGATATACCTGCTTGACGGCAAGCGCGGCGACGGCGAAGAGCTTTACCGCAGTCTCGGCTGCTCGCGTTACACCAACATCGACGGCAATGGCGACGGTCTGATCGAGGCCGATCTGAATTTCCCGCTCGAACTCAAATGGCCCGGCGAGTTCGATCTCGTCACGGATTTCGGCACCAGCGAACACGTATTCGATTTCGCCCAATGCTGGCGGACAATCCACAGCCTGTGCAAGCCCGGCGGGCTCATCGTCTTCGACAAGCCTTATCAGCGCTACAAGGATCACGGGTTCTACAACGTTCACAAGACGCTGATCAAGGACATCGCGCGGGCGAACCGTTATGAAATCCTCCGTCTGATAAAGGATACCAGCAAGGATGGCGAGCGCTGGATCGGCGTTTACCGGCGCACGAGCGAAGCGCCCTGGCAAAATCCGAACCAGGGAAAGTACACCAAGCGTCTCAAGGTCGGAGAGCAGGCCAATGCGTCTGGAAGACCGGCTCCGGGAACTCTACCAGCAGACGATGGGCTTGCCGCTCGATCTGAATGACCCTCGCGGCTACAACGCAAAACTCCAGTGGCTGAAGCTCTATGACCAGATGCCGGAGCATATCGCCTGCTGCGACAAGATTGCTGTGCGGGAGTATGTCGCCGAGCGGATCGGCTCGCAATATCTGATCGACCTCTATGCCGTCACGAACGACGTTGACGCGCTCTACCGCAAGCCGCCCTTCATGGCGAAGACCAGCCATGACAGCGGATCAGCGCGCGCGGTTCTGAGCGCGGCAGATTGGCCGGAGATCAGGCAGCACCTCAGGAAGCGTTTCAAGCGTGCGTACGGCGTCGAGAAGGGCGAATGGGCCTATGCTCATATCCGCCCGCAATACCTGTCAGAGCGACTCCTGACGCTGCCTGTGACCGATTACAAATTCCATTGCTGCAACGGCAGCGTCAAGTGGGTGCAGATCATCAGCGAGCGCGAGGCAGTGCGTCCGGTGGAAGTGAATGTTGACCGGCGCGGACTGCCGACAGGCTTGCATCTCGACCATAAATTCCGGTGCAGCCATGAAGCGCCGAAGCTTCCGGCGAACTGGAAAGAGATGACCGGCATCGCCAAGCGGCTCAGCGGGCCGTTTCGCTATGTCCGCGTTGATCTTTACAGCGTCAAGGGACGAACGTATTTCGGCGAACTGACCTTCTGGCCGCGGGCGGGTTTTTACAGGACGGATGATGAAATGGCGTTCGGCGAACTGCTGGATTTCGATATGTCGTTCAAGCGTGAGCCGGTTGACTTCGCAATAATCCATTAATGAGGAAAAGATCATGGCGACAGTAACTATGCCTGTAGGTTTCGTTAAAGCTGAGTTTTTGGGGCGGAATGGATCTGGCCCAGTTAGCGTTCCCGGAGTCAAAGCTGGCGATGTGGTCGTCATGTACAGCAATGATAACCACGAACGCACTGAAATTGCATTTGAATGCACCATTACAACGGATGACGAGGTCCACCAGTTCTACTCAGGCAATTGGTCTGGAGACACTTTCGTTATGGTTTTGCTTCGCGGCGTTTAGTGCGGCGAGAGAAAAGGTTGCCGCATCTTCAATGGCGGCAGTGCGGTGACAACCTCTACCACGTGAAGGTAGGCGCAGAAGAGATATATATTGCTTCGCAAACGCGCATCGCTAATTACCGCTTCGGTATAGCCAAGAGGAATGTTGCACTCGCTAAGCAATATGGCGCTGCGAACCTCGGGCCTCAGATGTGCGGCAAGGTCGTTATCGACGTGGGCGCGAATGTCGGGGAGTTCTCCCGCTTCGCGGCTGCCTTCGAGGCGAAGGTGCACGCGATTGAGCCGGACCCCCTGGCATTCGCGGCGCTGAAGAAGAACGCTAAAGGGCGCGGGATCAAGTGCCATCGCCTTGCGCTGTGGAAGGAAAACGCGACGCTGCCGCTCACGCTGATGACGAACAGTGCGGACAGCAATGTCCTCCCGATCGGCGCTGAATCAACGCTCCAGGTCAAAGGCGTTACGCTTAAACGGTTCATGGATGTCCTGAAGCTCGACGATGTCTTCCTGCTCAAGGCCGACTGCGAGGGTGCCGAGCCGGAAATGCTGGAAGGCGCAGGCGATGCGCTCCGGCGGATTTCCTACATCACCATCGATTGCGGGCCGGAGCGCTATCACCGGACGACGGTCGATGAATGCGCGGCAATACTGAAGCGGTGGGGCTTCGAAGTCAACCGGCTCAACCAAAAGCGCGTCGTGCTTTTCTGCAAGCGAACTTAATCAAGCCAAGCCCAACGGTGGCGCTTGTGTATTCCATAGACGGTTCCGTAGGGGATTCCGAGCTTGCTTGCGACATCACTACAAGAGAATTGTTCGCACAGTTCTCGAATTAACAAAACTTGGTCACGCGTTAATTTGGCTGATCCGCAGCGCTCGCCACGAGAGTGAGTGCCGTGAACGATCATATCTGATGCATTGTCGCCGCGCGTCTTCCATGTCAGATGTTTTTGATTGCAGCAACTTAGGTGACCGTTGCCGCAAAGATGCGCGGCTTCGTGCTTGGGGGTGGGCGGAGGGCCTTCTTTGCGTTCGCATACAAGGCGATGCACATAAAGCATTTTTCCTTCTATGGAGACTTGCCCATACCCAGCAGTGCTCTTTGCGTATGGCCAAAGCAGACACTCGTCGCCTATATGTGAATAGACGACCTCGGTGAGGTAGCGGTGTGGCTCGCCCTCGCATGTCCTACCGAGTAATGGATTCCCGTGCCGTTTCCACCGGTTGTAATGAATATGACAAAAACCACGAGCGTCGTGTGGTCTGTCGCAATCTTCTACTGAGCAAATTCCACCTTTGGTGTATTGAAGTATGTCGCCACCAACCAATGGGTTGCGGTATTTCTTCCATCTCAAATAGTGAGCTTGGCACCATCCGCGCGATGCATGAGGCTTGCCGCATCCTGGAATAGAGCATATGCGTGTCGAAGCCATTCTCGAACCTCCAATGTTCGGGCTTGGTTAGAGCGCGCCAAGGTGGATCAGACCTTCGGCGCGTTCGCCATTTGTAACCACCTTTTCTCAAAACATCAATGGCAATATGAAGAAGATCACCATAGTTTTCGCATACTACATGAACGCCTCTATGTTGATGAGGCATGTTGAAACATGGAGTTCATTCTCTGATTCTGTTAAATCAATGCTATCAGCAATAGTCGTAGATGACGGCTCGCCAACTAAGCCTGCCGTTGAAGTTCTTTCGGATATTGCTCACCCGATACCGATTAAACTATTCCGTGTAGAGCAGGATATTAGGTGGAATTGGGGTGCATGCCGGAATATTGCCATGCACGAATCGTCAGGTGAATGGCATTTGCTGACCGACGCCGATCATTTGGTGTCGGAGGACTTGGCCAAGGCGTTGATCTACGGTGATCACGACGAAAGGAAGGTCTACAAGTTCGAAAGGCGAGAGCACACTGGCGAAAAGATCAAATCGCATTCGAATTCTTATTTCATGACAAAAGCCATGTACCAAAAGATAGGTGGTCATGATGAATCGTTTGCAGGATTTTACGGTGGAGATGGCCCTCACCGCAGGCTGGTTGAGAGCAAAGCAAAAGTCATCACGCTTCCCGATGAGCTGATCCGCTACGAGTATGTCGGCGACAGTTCAACCACGACATACGAGCGCAAGACACGCGCAGATCTCGAACACCGACAGAAAGTTCTGAATGCGCGGAAATCCGGATGGAAACCGAAGACGCTTACCTTTGCCTACCACGAGGTAGCGCTTTGAAGCCCATAACATTCGTAATATGGCTCTGGAGCGGCGCAACGATGGGCAAGGAGCGCGTCGAGTACATCGCGGATCACGCAAATCGGTGTGCTTCCATGATCCGGCGCAACTGCACTCTGCCGCATGAGATCGTGGTCGTTACAGACATGCCAGAAGGCATCGACAGTTCCATCCGCATCGTACCGCTGTGGGATGATCTCCGCAATCTGGGCAAGTGCTACACCCGGCTGAAATGCTTCGATCCGGCCATGAAGGACATCCTCGGCCCGCGTATCGTGTCGATCGACCTCGATGTCGTGATCACCGGCAGCATCGATCACCTGTTTGACCGCAACGAACCTTTCGTAATCTGGGGCGACCGCCTCGTTACCAACATCGCCAACAAGACCGCCTATTGCGGCTCGCTCTGGATGCTGGACATCGGCTACCGGCCGGACATCTTCTTTGATTTCGATCCGCAGGAAGCGCTGAACCTGCGCGAGACAGAGAAGCTGATCGGCTCCGATCAGGCCGTCATGTCTCACAAGATCAAGGGCGCACCGACCTGGGGCCGGAAGGACGGCATTTATTCCTTCCGGCTCGACATCATGGCCCAGTTCGGGCGGCAGAAAGCGGGCTTTGGTTTCAAGAGCTTTGCTCAGGCCAAGCATCTGAATCAGAAGCGAAGCGGGGAGCTTCCCGAGAATGCGCGGATCGTGTTTTTCCATGGAGTGCATGATCCGTCTCAAACGCATCTGCACCCGGCCCACCCTTGGATCAAGCAATTCTGGAAATAGGAGTACCAATGCCTTATCGTATCACCGATCAGTTCATATTCACCGGCGAGCGTGTTCAAGTCGGGCAGCACCACACGGCGAGCATCCATGTCCCCATTCTTGATGCGACAGAATCGGATGAACTTCTACTCAACGTCAAGGGACGACTCGCCGCCGGCGACAAGATTACACTAGTCTATCACGGGGCGGCCCTTGGGGAAGACCCACGCAAGCAGCGCCTGATAGAGGTCGGAGAAATCCGCGTGGTCGAAGTCGGGGACAAGTCCGTCGAGTTCCGCCGTGTTGGCGAGATCGAGCGTTATGAACCGCGCGCCAAGCCGAAAGCTGAAACGGTGGCGCCGGAGAAGCGTGAACTCAGGATCGAAAAGCGCCTCGCCGGCGGCTATGCCGTGAAGGACTCGGATAGCGATCACGACCACGAATGGTTCGCCACGCTCCCCGAGGCAGTGGACTACGTGGCGCGCGAGGGCGATCAGGGGGCACCTGAGACGGTGATTGAGCAAGAGCCGCCCGAAGCCAAGCCGGAAGTCTCCGAGGGACCTGAAGCGGCTCCCATGACCGTTAAACGCGGTAAGGGAGAGTTCCTCGTCCTCGACGCCAATGGCGCGGCGCTGGAATCGTTCAAGACCAAGAAGCTTGCTGAGGAATATGCGGCGGCTTACGGGGCTCCGCAAGAGGCCGAAGCGGCCTGACGGCATCCGGACATGACTGATTTGCAACCCGCTCTCGCAGCGGGTTTTTTATTGGAGAAATCCCCAAGTGGCCGATAAGACCGGGATTATCAACGTGGCACTCAGAAGGATCGGAGAGTCGAGAATTGTCAACCTCGATTCCGATACGTCGAAGGAAGCCCGCGCCGCCCGCGATCTCTACGAGGAAGCGCGCGATGATCTGTTGCGCTCGCATCCGTGGAACTTCGCGCTCAAGCGCAAGAAGCTGGCCCAGCTCGCCACATCGCCGGTCTTCGGCTGGGAATACGGCTATGGCCTGCCGGCCGACTGGATACGCACCGTCTCGGTATATCCCTTTGACGGCTATGACAGCACGAATTGCGAATACCGGATGGAGACGCAGGACATATCCGGCACGCCGACGCGCGTCCTGCTCGCCAACTCCAATCAGATTTATATGCGCTATGTGGCGCAGATCGCCAATGTCGCGCTGATGGCTCCGGATTTTCGCGAAGCCCTCGCCATGCGGCTGGCGCGCGATCTGTCTGTCGCGATGCAGAAGTCCTCCTCTGTCTACGAGATGATGGACAAGCAGTACAGGCGGGCGCTGTCCAACGCTCAATCCGTCGATGGGATGGAGGATCATCCGGAGAGCTTCCGTGAAGGATCGTGGGTGACTTCCCGCCATCTCTGGGATGACTATTCACAGTGGGGTGACTGACCTTGGCACGCGCCGCGCCCTTACTATCAAGCCTGAACTCCGGAGAGTTCTCCCCCCGCATGACATCGCGGGTGGATTTCGAACGCTACCTCAACGCCTGCGCCCGCGCCCGCAACCTCGTTCTGCTTCCGCAAGGCGGCTTCACCAAACGGTCGGGGAGCCGCTACATCACCGGGATCAAGACGCAATCCCTGGTCGGCCAGCTTCTGCCGTTCCGGTTCTCGGCAACGGATTCCTACATCATCGAACTCGGCAATCAGTTTGCCCGTTTTTGCCGCTACCAAGCGCAATTGACTGTCGCCGATACCGACGCTGCGATCTCGAACGGCACGTTCACATCGAATATAACCGGCTGGGATGACCAATCAACCGGTTCTGGCGCGATCGCTCATGATGCCACGAACGGCCGGCTGCAACTGACCGGTGCGGCGAATTCGATCGCCTGGGCGGAGCAGGATGTCACAACATCGAATACCGGCGTCGAGCATGTCCTGCGCTTCAAGTCCGAAGGCGCGCTCGGCGCATCGGTCTGGGTGCAGATCGGTTCGACTTCGACGGGCGAGGAACTGTTCGCCGAAACCGAACTCGGCATGGGCTGGCACACTATCCAGTTCACGCCGTCATCATCGCCCTTCTATGTGCAGTTCAGGAACAAGAACGATCCGGCAGAAACCATCTATATCGACGATGTCGATCTGCTGGACGACGCGCCGCTTGAAATCGTGACCGATTACACGACGGCGCAATTGCCGGATATCCGCACGGTGCAGACGGCGGATGTGCTCTACCTGCTCCATCCCGACGTAGCGCCGCGCAAGTTCGAACGCCGCGGTGACAAAACATGGTCTCTGGTCACTGTTCCGTGGGATGATGGCCCCTATAATGAGCCGAATGAAGGGCTGGATGTTTCGCTCCGGCAGCTGATCAAGAACCCGGATTTCGAAGACGGCATCCGCAATTGGAGCGATGAATCCGGCACGGATGCAGGGATCGAATACGACGGTGCACAGAAGATTGCCATCCTGACGCCGGGTGACGGAGCCAGCGAGCCCGCCATCATTGAGCAGGAAGTATCAACCGGCGCTACCGCAAGCAGCGCCTTTGTGCTGCATTTTCAAATTCTCGGTTCCAGCCGCTCAACCAACAAGACCAATCTGCAAATCGGGACGTCATCCGGTGGAACGCAGATCATGAGCGCGACAGAATACGAACAAGGCTGGCACTCGATCAAGATATCATCCAGCGCTGCAACATGGTTCATTCGATTTAGCCTTCAGTCGACTTCAACCGCAAGCGTTCTCTACACGAGCGCGCTCGGCGGTGTTTTCCTCTATCGCGCCAATTCCCGGTTGCTGGAGCTTTCCGGCACGACAGGCGCCGTGACATGCACGGCGCTCGGCAATTTCGCACCATTCGCCTCGACCGATGTCGGCCGGATCATCCGGTTCTCATGGCCGGGCAAGGAAGCGACATGGGGTGTCATCACGGCATACACCAACAACCAGACCGTGACCGTGCAGCTTCGGCGTGAAGCGGCTTACGCCAGCGTACCGACAGAAAACTGGCAACTTGGCTCATGGTCTGAAACCAACGGCTATCCCAAGGTCGCCGGTTTCTTCCAGTCCCGGTTTATTGCGGCCAACACCGATACGATGCCGCAGACGCTATGGTTCTCGCAAAGCGCGGACATAGAAAACATGCGCCCGGACAGCTTCGAGAGCCTGACGCTGCAAACGCAGGATGACGACGCGCTGATCTATACAATCAATTCCGCGCAGATTGATCCGATCTCATGGATCGCTGGCGAGCGCAAGCTTTTGATCGGGACCGGCGGCGGGCAATGGGTGGCCGAAAGCTCGGGCGTTGCCATCACAGCGACGGATATCCAGATCAACCGCCATGCACCAGAGTTTTGCAAACAGACCGGAGCTATTGCCAGCGACGAAGCGATTATATTCATCGAGGCGTCCGGCCGCAAGATTTTCGATCTTGGGTTCCGGTACGAGCAGGAAACATTCCTCAGCGCTGACATCACGGTGCTTGCCGACCATATACTGAAATCCCCGGCCGAGGAAATCGCTTATCAGCGCAGGCCGTTCTCTCTGATATGGACACGCCGAACCGACGGCAGACTGGCATCGCTCGCCTATGGCCGGCGTCAGGATGTCATAGGCTGGTCTCAGACCATTCTTGGTGGATCTTTCGGCAGCAGCGAACCTGTCGTTGAATCCATCGCGATCATACCAGGAAACGACGACGCCGGACAGGTGATGTCGTCGGACGAGCGCGATGAAGTCTGGATGATCGTCAAGCGCACGGTCGATGGCAACACGGTCCGCTATATCGAGATGTTCGAGCGCTATTACGGCGTCGTCGATGGCGAGCTGCGCGAGGATTCCGACACTGAAGCCGAATGGGAAACTGCCGTCAAGGACGATATGAAGAACGCCTTCTACGTCGATAGCGGCATCACCTATGACAGCACGGCGACCGACACAATCAGCGGTCTTGATCATCTGGAAGGCGAGAGCGTTGTGGCGCTGGCTGATGGCCGTGTCGTCACCGGGCTGACGGTTGTCAGCGGCGCCATAACGCTTCCGTTCGAAGCCGAGAAGGTTCACGCCGGTCTGCCGTTCACCTGGGAGTTCGAGACGCTGAAACTGGCCTACGGTACGCAATCCGGATCAGCGCTCACCAAGACCAAGGCGATTACCGCCATCGGCCTGGCGTTGATGGAATCTGGAACCTTCAAATATGCCTGCGTCACCTATGACCAGATCGACGGTCGGCGCGTTCACGAACTGCACGAACATTCGTTCATGCGCGACGAGCTCGCGTTCGATGGGCCGATCCCGCTCTTTACTGGCGAACTTGTGCGGAAACCGGAAGGCATATCCGCAACCGATGCACGTATTTATCTGGAAGGAAGCGCGCCATTGCCGTTTACCTGCCTTGCGATTGCACCTCAAATGTCAGCGGGTGAGCGTTAACGTCTTCCCCGCCCTAAAGGACGGGGATTTCCCCAGCGGGAGCCTACTTAAGCCAAGCCCATGAACGACCTTCTCGAATTGAATTAATTGCGCCGCGAGACACAGAAAAAATGGACGCTAGTGACCGCTCAGATTCGCCAGATTGGAGGCCACGCTTGATTTCAAGCACGGCTTGCTCTGTGAGCTTGGCGATTCCGTGCCTCTGGCCACGGTTGTGGGTCCCATGTGCGATTTTGTCGTTCTCGTTCTCAATTTTCGTTGCCCACCGGATGTGGCGCGGGTTCATGCACCCAAGATGGCCATTGCCGCATGAATGCGCCGCCTCATGTTTAGCTGAAGGGGCGACGCCATGAGCATGTTCGCAAATATAGCGGCTAGCGATGTGCCAATGTCGGTTAATCTTAATTCGCGGACGGCCGCTTGCCATGGAGAATGGCCACAGCAGGCATTCATCGGTTTCGCTGCCGAGCGCTGCATGCAGAAACTGGATGCGCTGCGCCGGAGGCAGCGTATATTCCGGAGAGCCATGACGGCTCCATCGGTTCCAATGCATTCGGCACCAGCCTCTGGAATGCATCGGCTTGTTGCAGCCAGCAATAGAGCATATACGGATGTCGGGCATCTTGAGCCTCCACAACAGGTTCGATGTCAAGAGCGCGTCGCGGTGTTAGCAGCACTCGACGCGCTCGTTCCTTCTACCGCATTCCGACCAAAATTCAAGTATCCGCCCAAAGTCATCGCTCTCGAAACTGGTCAACAGCCTCAAGGGCGTGTCATCTCGGCTGGTGCGTGAGATGCGTCCGGAGATCACCGGGCGCTATTTCAAGGGCGTGCTGTGGTCGCCGTCTTACTTCGCTGCGTCCTGCGGCGGCGCGCCGATCAGCATCATCCGTCAATACATCGAGCAACAGAGGGGCGCGCTTCCTCCCCGGCCTGAACGCCGGGGTTTCCGCGCGCTAAGAGGATGACTGTCGCATCTGAAACATCAAAGATCAGCTATGCTGGCGACGGATCAACCGACGAATTCGCCGTCACCTTCAAATACACGGCGAAGAGCCAGATACAGGCCATCCTGTCTGATGCGAGCGGC